GTTTTAACGGCGAACCGCTTAACCTGTTTCGCCGGCGCGTTGCTTACGCCTTTGTGAATGCGGCAGATGCCGGTTCCGTTGCCGGCTTTATCAATATCTTTGACCGGCTGGGAATTGGCTATGTGGAGCTGCGGGAGCGTCAGCCGGGGATTGACTGGGACGTGATACTGGTTCGCGTCACCGACAGCCAGATTTCCAACAACACGCAGCTGATGATCCAGATTATTCGCCAGTATGGCCGCACGTGCCGGCGCTATCAGTTTGAGGTGATCACCTCTGAAACCTTAGCCATCCGGGCAGGATGGGATCAGGGGGAATATGTGGTTTATCCGGCGAGGATTGCCGGCACGGAAACCAGCAGCGCGACATTCAGCGCACGCTTACAGGGAGAGTAATTTTTATGTCACAGACAGCTATCACGCTGGTATTTGAGCAGTGGAAAGCGCAGCAGGCTGCGACGGGTGAGCCTGTCCTGCTCGATGAGTTTGTTTTCGCGCTGGTTCCCGGGCTAGACCCGACTTTGCCCGTCGATCGCAGTGAAACGTTACCACCGGCCGCGCAGATTGTTTATCGCGCCCCCATCGCCCGTAAGGGGGTCGTGAATGAAAATTCAGTGGTGCATTCGGCGGTACTGGGTGCGGATGTGGGTGACTTTTCTTTCAACTGGATCGGGCTGATTAATAAGGCCAGCGGCACGCTGGCGATGATTGTCCATGCACCTGAACAGCAGAAGCTGAAAACGAAAGATGGCCAGCAGGGCAACGTCCTGACCCGCTCTTTCCTGATGGAGTTCACCGGCGCACAGACCGAAACGGCCATTAACACGCCGGCAGAGACCTGGCAGATTGATTTTACCGCCCGAATGGCGGGTATGGATGAACGCCAGCGGCAGGAAAATATTGATATTTACGGCGCTGCGGCGTTTTTTGGCGACGGCTGGCTGGTAGGTAAAAGCGGCAACCAGTTTTTTGTGACCAAAGGCGTGGGATATGTGGCCGGCCTGCGTGCCGGACTGACAGCTAATCAAAATATCACCGTCACCACGAAGCCGGTTAAAGTCTGGCTTGACGTGTGCTGGACAGGTTCGCTTGTCAGCGTCTGGCAGGTACAGAGCAAGGTTACGGTCGCCGCGAACCTGGCGGATTATGTACAGAATGGCGTACAGCATTACGTGTTTGCGCTGGCGAGCATTGACGCTAACGGGAATATTACCGACCTGCGCCCGAAAGGTTCTCTTGACGATCAGGCCGCAAGCGATGCGCTGAAAAAGCATGAACAGTCGCGTAATCACCCGGATGCAACAACCGGTGCGAAAGGGTTTGTGCAACTCAGTAGCGCGACGAACAGCGACAGTGAAGCGCTGGCGGCTACGCCGAAAGCGGTTAAGGCTGCCAACGACAATGCCAGCGCACGGGTTGCTCGAAGCGGCGATAATATGACCGGGCCGCTTAAGATTCGGTCTGCCGATGCGTTGCGCATCTACGATGCGGCATATGGCATGATTTTTCGTCGCTCAGAAACTAATTTTTACCTTATCCCGACCGCAAAAGACCAGGGCGAAAATGGCGGCATAGGTTCGCTACGCCCGCTTTATATCGACCTCACCAATGGCAGAGTGACGCTGGGTAACGGCGCGGTTGTTAACGGCGGGCTTGGGCTGGGAGTCGTCAGCGGCCTTGGGGGGAATTCCATTGCTCTGGGTGACAACGATACCGGTTTTAAACAGAACGGTGACGGCGTGCTGGATGTCTATGCCAACAGCAGGCAGGTAATGCGTTTTCTGGGCGGTGGCGTAACGAGTAATGTGCTCCTCAATATGAGTGCCGGTTCCTCTGTCAGTGGCACTCTCACCTTTAAAAACGGCGGCAGTATACTGGCGGAGAAAACAGGGGCTAACCCGCGAAATGGACGTATTTACTGGGGAGGGGATGCGGGTCGCGGCAACAGGGTGGAGTTTGCAGATGATGCCGGCTGGAAGGCCTACATTGAGCGCCATCCAACGAACGGTGTTCAGTTAGTCGTAAATGGTCGAATCAATGGAAGTATTATTTATTCCAGCGGTGAGGTACAGGCTGGCGGGGGTAAGGCGCGTCTTGCTGCTGACGGCAACATCTTCGGCTCAAAATGGGGCAACGTGTGGCTGGATACATACCTTGCAAGAACCTACCAGCCAAAAGGCAATTATACCCCTGCCGGACAAGCCTACACAAAAGGCGAAAGTGATAGTCGCTACTACACCAAAGCGCAAAGTGACGGTGGTTATCAGAAAAAAGGTAACTATGTCACCGCTGTTCGTTTTGGGGCATCTGCTGAATATCAGGAGAGGGGCAACACCGAGAGAATGAAAGGCGGTGTAATGACTTCATGGGCTGACCGGGGAAGTTCAAATTACTGGATGCGTCTTCGTCCGCTTCAGTATCAGATTAACGGTGGTTCCTGGGTTACAGCGGCTTACGCGTAAGGATAATTAAAATGATGTTGATGAAAAATTTTACTGCCACTACAAGGCAGCTTGATGATATTTCCATCATGGTGTTTACCGATGAGGACGGCAACGACTGGTATGAATCGCAGGGGGAATTTTCGGCTACCAGCCTGAAATTCATGTTTGATGAAAAAGGTAATATTGTTGCTGCATCATGGGATGTATCCATGCTGGCACCGGAAAATTTGTCGGTTTCGGAAATCAGAAAAGCCAGCGTGCCGGTTGATTTTTTCGAACCGGGAAAGCGCTGGGTATTTGATGGTAAAAAAATCATTCCATTTACTTATTCACAGGAAGAACTACAGCAACAGGCCAGAGACCAGCGCGATCGCTTACTGAGTGAGGCAAGGGAAAAGATTGTTGTTCCCCAGACAAAATTGATGGCGGGGAGAACGCTGACCGAAACACAGTTAAATGAGTTAAACGCCTGGCTTGATTATATTGACGAGCTGGAGGCCGTTGACATTTCCGCATTGCCCGTCAGTTTTCCGGAGGCACCAGAATAATGTGGCGTGAGGCAAAGATCGCATTTACTGATGCCATTGCGTCGGTGAGCTGTTCCGTCATTCCCGCGCACCCCTGGGTTTATGGTCTTGGGCAGCAGACAGAGAACGGGGCATATCTCAGTCCCGTCAATGCGATTTCATATCTGGCCGAAAAGCTGGCCGGAACAGGCGGTAATGCGGAAGTGGTGATTATGATGGTCGCTGGCCAGACGCATGACAGCTTTATGAACAGCCTTAATCAACTGGTAGATGTTTTTCCGTCGCCGGCTTTCACTCAGGTAAAGCGCCTGGCGCAATCCACCGCAGAACTGGCCATAGAGAAGATGCAGATCCCCGCGAAGTATACCGCTGGTCTGGCTGATGCACTTCCGCTGTCAATTCCGACCAGCAGGGCGGCACTGGCAGCAGCGGCAGTACAAAAAGCCCAGGAAGAAGCCGCCGCAGCTGTAGATATCGGCGCGCTGAAGCAGCAGCTGGACGACTTTAGCCGGCTGCGCGATAACCTGCTGGGCGAAATCGCCGGCAGTCTGGAAGAATTGCAGGGTAAAAGTGCCAGAGCATGGGTGTTTACTGGCAGTGGTGATTTGGCTACCACGTTGCTGGATCTGGTCAAGGGCATCCCGCTGCAATCGGCGGTTTACACTGCGGCCATGATGCTGACAGGCGATAATCTCGACGGTATAAAAGGAATGATACATGACCTCGAACCCGACGCTGGCGCTTAACGGAGAGGCGATCCAGCTGAAAAACATGCGCGTAACCATCACGCAGCAGTTTCAGGATAAAGACCAGTCCGGCCAGACCAGCGCTACGACCAAATCCGAACAGGGGGTGAAGGGCAAGGAGCTGCGCGTATCCGGTGAGGTTCCCTTTAAAGATAAGGCTATTTTGCGCCGCATCTTTGAGCTGGCCAGCGCCACCGATGCCAGCGGAAAGCGCCAGAAATACCGAGTGGCGCATGAGCAGGCGCGGGCGGTTAATTTTCGTGAAGCCACCTTCACCGGCACGCTGGATGCCCCGCAGCAGGACGGGAAAATGTCCTGGCTTGTGACATTTACGCTGACCGAGCATATCAGCGTCCAGGAGAAAAAAGAGGCAAGGGCGAGCAGTAAAACGACGGCGAAAAAGCAGGGAGGCGCGGCCGGAAGCGCTGGCCAGTCTGCTGACGAAGATGATGAGAAAATGACGTGGTTTGAGCGCAAAGTCCTGAAGCCCGTCAACGATGCGCTGGGGTAAGGATGAAACCGATAAAACGTCTGTACCTGTCCACCGATGAGGTACATCTCGCAGATGCCAGTCTGGTGCTGGAGCTGAACAGCTGCGGCAGGGGATTTATTACGGCCGAAACAGACAAGGATTATACCGGGAAGCTGGTGCGTCTTAATGTGGGTTATACAGACCTGCTTTTGCGCTGGTTTACCGGCTATGTTGAACGGTCGCAGCCGGCTGAAAACGGTTTTCAGCGGCTTTTTGTTCGTGAGCTGATCGGTGTGTTTGAACGCCTGTGGCCATGCTCACTTCAGCACCCCACACTGCGCAGTGTGGCGGGCTGGCTGGAAGAGAACAGCGGCATTACGGTAATGGTACCTGATGCAGACTACGCCGATAAACCGATCCCCCACTTTACCCACAGCGGCAGCGGGTACCAGCTGCTGAATAATCTGGGTAAAGCCTTTGGCATTACGGATTACATCTGGTACCAGTTGCCGGATGGCGGGCTGTATGTGGGAGGCGCGGAAAAGTCACTCTTTGCCGGTAAGCCGGTAGATATCCCGGCCGGGTTCAGCCAGGGGGCTGCTGGCGGTAATACCATGACATTACCCGTTGTCCAGAGCCTGCGGCCAGGGGTTGAGATGAACGGCGAGCGCGTAACAAAGGTACACCTGACTAACGATACGATGGCCGTTACCTGGACACCACGTAACCGCGCTACCGGCAAACCATTGCAGAAATCACCGGTACAGCGACAGGTTGAAAGCCATTTCCCTGAACTGGCGTCAGGGCTGCACCTGCCGAAGTTCGCCAGGGTCATCGCGCCGACAGAAGCCGTAAAGAGCGGCAATTTTTCGGATCCGTTCCGTCCACGCTATGCCGTTGACGTGCAGCTGCTTGACGCAGACGGAAAGCCCGACGCGCAAACGCCCGTTTATTCTGCCGTTCCACTGCCGGTACCGATGGCCGGTAATGATTCCGGCATGTACCAGTTCCCGCCTGAAGGGACGCTGGTCGAAGTCGCCTTTACTGACGGCCGGCCGGACAAGCCATTTATCCGCCAGACCGTGCCGGATGGTACCAGCCTGCCGGATATTAAACCCGGCGAGCAGCTCCAGCAGCAGCGGGAGGAAGTCTCCCAGCGCGTGACGCAGGCCGGCGACTGGGTACGGCAGACTGACCAGACGATCAGCGAAACATCGATGGCCAGAACCGTTAAGGCAGACACCGAAAGCCGGGAGCTGGTAAGCAGGGAAACGACCATTAAGGCCACGGATAAGACCAGCGTTATCGGCACGTCCACGCTGATGGCCGGAGCCATTCAGCAGGTCAGCACAGGCAAATTTAGCCAGGCGATTCAGGGGAGCCGGCTGGCCACTGTCGGCGGCAGTGATGAAATTGCCGTGGCCGAAGATGCCACCGTTACGATCGGCAAGAACCTGACGGAGCAGATTGGCCAGATTCGAAAAAGCGTTGCGGCCGTACAGCAGCAGATTATCGCGCCAGTGGTGTGGATAGGTTCCGGCAGCATTAACGTGGCGCAGCTGATGCTGGATACGCTCGATGTGGTCAAGCAGCTGGCAGAACTGACGGCCAGCCACACGCACAGCAATACCGGCACGCCGACGAACGCCGGCGACATTCGCAGCGCCGGCACGAAAGCAGACACACTGACCGGTAAATACTCCCCCGTAATCGGCAAGTAACCCACCACCCACCCGCTCACCGTAGCGGGTTTTTTGTGCCCCTCTCAAACGTCGCAGAACGCTCACAGAGCGTCGTGACGTCACGCCTGAGCAAATCCATTCCCTCATTCAGCGCAGCGGCGCACGCCTGCGCCTGCGAGTCCTGACGGCGACGAAATAACGACGGAAGTGACGAAAACGGCGCTACACCGCACCCGCCTGCGGTTTTCGTGTTGAAAATGATTTCAGTTTTTCCGG